ATGATGGCTAATACAGCGTGTTGGTCACCAACGAAAGTTTGTACACCTGTGAAAGTTACGCTACCGTCTTGAGCGAATGTATGAGTAGCAGAACCACTCAATGTTAACAAGCTACCGATAAGTTCTTGGTCAATTTCAGCTGTAATTTCTTGAGCTAAAGCAGCCATGATTTCTGCTTCAACATCTAAACCGTGCATAGCTTGTGCATCTTGCGCGGCTTCAAATGTCCAGCGAGCTGACATCTTACGTGATTTAGCTTCAACTGTTTGTTTCAAGATTTGAATACTTAATTTCTTACCTGGTGTACCTTCCATTGTACTTGTTGCATCAGCACCTGGAGCATTTGTATTGCCGTTACCTGAGTAAGCTTTAGCAATGTTGAATGGGCTCAATGCTTCGCTACCAGCTGTAACACCAGCGGCAGTTTCTGCGTAACGTACACGTAGAGTGTGAATTTGACCAACTGGGCCAGTCATTGGCTGAACACCAACGATTTCGTTAGCGATAACAGTTGGCATAACACGACGGATTACTGGAAGAATAACTTTGTTTAAAACAGCTACGTTACCAGCTTGAGTTGCGCCTGCTGATGCACTCTCCATAATGTTTTTCTTAGTATTTTCTAAGATTGTTTCCATAACAGCCTTACGGTTGCCATTTAGCCCTTCTAGTAGAACGTCTTTAGTTGCAGTCCAATTTTGGGCTTCGAAAAGTTTTTCAGACATGGTAGTCTCCTTTTACTTACTTTCCAATACCGGCTAGCTTACGTAGTGAAATGATATCTGCTGGTGCAGAGTTCTCACTAGAAGTTTTGTCGCCAGTCACCTCAGTCTTCTGAGATGATGTACTCTCTGATATTACAGTTTTACCTTTTGGTGCAACTGCTGTTTCATTAAGAACAGCTGATAGATACTTGTTATATGATTCACGTAGTTGTGCAGTTGATGTTGTTTTTAACAAATCTTCCATAATACCACGTTTTTCTTTACCAAGTGGAGCTACCAGTTCTTGCATTATAGCTTGACGCTTTACAGCGTCTTCGGCTATACGAATTTTTTGCTGAGCTTGTGCAAGTTCAGCTTCTTTAGTTGTAACAGCGTTGGCTGTTTCATTTAAACGAGTTGTTAAATCAGCAATAGTATTGCTTAATTTTTTAACTTGTGTGCCATCTGCAAAACCACTAGCCATGAATTCTCCAGCAAACGCTTCCATGATCTTGCGACCAAATGCGTTTTCACGGCTTACTTGAATGTCTTCACGTAGTTGAGTAATTTCACTACGTAATGATTCAGATAATAATTTTTCGGCTTTAGTAGCGGCTTCTTTGATGAATTTTGCTTTAGCTTGGGCAATCACTTGACGACCTTCTTTTACAAGGTCTACACGTGCCTGAACTAGTTTTTGTTCGTCTTCTCTAAGTTCTTTAAGTTCAGAACTTAGTTTACGTAAAGCAAACTCTTCAAGTTTTTCAAAGTTTTTCTTCTGTGAACTACGGTCTTCTCTAAGTTCTTTAATTTCCTTGGCCATTGCTTCCATAACAAATTTGTTTAACATTTTTGCATGTTCACGAATTTGTCTTTTGTAAGCAACTCTTGACTCTACAACTGCACGTTTGTCTTGAGCAAACTCTTCCATTTCTTTGCGAATAGCTTCAGAAATCATCTTGTCAGCGGCACTTACGATTAAACCCTTGTCATGCTCGTAGCGTTGACTGAATTCTTCACGTAGGTTAGCTTCTACTTGTTCATGTAGTTGTTGTACTTTAACGTCCCAAGCTTCTTGTAATTGGCTTGTTACTTCCTCAGATAGTACCTCAGTTCCAAATAGTTCTTTAATTGTGCTCATCTTTTATCCCCTTATTTTTTTAGGTTGTTGATGAACCTAAGAACCTCTTCCTGGAGGTATCTTTGTGCTTTTTTATCATGTCTTACTGCTTCGCTTACGTCCATAAGGGCGCCGCGTCTACGATCCATCATTACACGTTCGTAGATTGCTTTAGGATATGCCTCTGGAGCACTAGGTTGTGCCACGATGTCTACCGTGACAATTTCAAAATCTGTTACGCCACCAGAATCATTGACGTTGCCAGACCCCCTACTTGATACACCAAGTTTAACACCACTCTCTAATAGAGTTCTAACAATGTTACCCATTGGGGTTGGTAGGATTTTTAATTTACCTATACCGTTGTTTTCGTTCATGTACATATTGGTAATCATATGACTAACACGGTCTAAGTTAACTTGTAGGTCATCAGGGTGATCTGCTTCACCTAAAACTGAATAACCGTTTTTAATTTTTTCAGCAATATTACTTGTAGCTCTAGAAATTTCATTCACAGGGTAAACACGTTGATTTTGATTCTTCACGCCACCTTGAATGAAAATGCCTTCCATGTACAAGTCTTTACCGCCAGTAGAATTCTCAACAAGCTGGGTACGAATACCCGCTTGATCGTAAGTAAGAGCTTCAACTAATGGTAAATGATTTGCCATATTATTTTGCTACAGGACTTGTTTTGTTGCTTGCGCTGTCGCTGTTCTTAGGTGTAGATACACCTTTTAGTGCAGGAGCTTTGGCATTGCCAACTTTGTTAACATTACCTGAGTTAATTTCTTTGCTTGATGGAGTTGTACCGCCAGCAGTATTACCATCAGTTACTTTAATAGCTTTAGCGCCATTTGCACTGATTTTAGTACCTGAGCT